GTATAAGCGTCTTTATATTGGTGACCTACGATACCTGATAAGGTATCTCTTTTACACATTAAATGCCACAAAAGAGGTTTTTCTACCTTTAAGCCAGAACCACCAGCTAAACCACATATACCAAATTTGTCAAATCCTTTGTATATTTTATTAACAAAATTACAACTATCAATATAAACATCATCGTGTACAAAAATTACACAATCATGTTCTTGAGTAATATATTCATTGTAAACTTCGCATAATCCTCGTTTGTTGTTTTCTACAAAAATAAAGTTACCATCGAAGCTCTGATCCATTAAACTCTGATAAAGGAGAGTATCTTTATATTTTTTAGTTGTTGCACTTACAACAAGTACTTTAGAGGGGTCATACAAAGAATCCGCTGTTAGTTTTGAACCTATCATACTCTTCATATTTTTGTTTAGTAAAGTTAAATCTATATATTATACCTTCATCTAAAAGTGACCAATCAGATATAGGTTTAGAACTAATATTTTTACCATCTGTGTATATTGTACTACCAGACCTAAAAACAAATAGCTCAGAGGTACTCGAGTCATATAACCAACAACCAAAAGTACCTTCTAACTCTTCTAAAGCAGATTTTAGTCCAATTTTGTCAATCATTGGTAGTATGATACTGCTATCAACTTCATTCACAATATCAGTATACTTATCGTATTTCTCTTTTAGTTTGTCAAAATTACTTAGCACTCCATTATGCGCTAAGTACATACTTTTATACTCAAAAGGATGAGTTGTATGTGGACAGAAATCTCTTTTAGTTGACGTAGGAGATTGAAGATGACCTAAGTAAAAAACTATATCATCTTCAAAATCTACCTTTTTATCAAAGTCATTATCTTTTATAACTTTGACATTATTGTTGATACAAAATTTGATAATACCATACGCAAAATTGCCCCTCTCTTTATTTTGTTCGAAAAGGTAATCGAAAGCACTTTTATCTGGTGAACCTATTATACCGCACATAATTACTCACTCCATGGTATATCATTTCTTTCATATTGCAAGGGGTCTTTCATACCAGCATCAAGAAATCCTTTGATACGAGAACTACAAGATGTACAGTGACCACACGCAACATTTCTACCTTCATAACAAGTCCAAGTCCGTGCGAAATCTACTCCAAGTTCTTTACCCATGAGAATGATTTCTGCCTTAGTTTTATTAATCAGTGGTGCTTCTATACTGATCTTGTGCTTTCTATTGAGAGCAATGAGATTGTTAATGCTATTAAGGAATTCTACACTACCATCCCAGTAGCCAGCTTGACTATCAATTAAAGCAGCTCCATGATAAACAGTATTTGCTCCTACTGATTCTGCATACGCACAGGCAATCGATAATAACATTTGATTCCTAAATGGTACGTAATTTACTGTTTGAGCATCTCCGAGGACGTCTTTAGTTTTCGCGACATCAATATTATCGTTAGTCAGAGACGAAGTAGTGACAATATCCCTAAAAAACGATAGAGAAATCTTGTTATAGCTATCCCCTGTTTGCATCTCAGCAAACATGAGCTCTTTAGAGTGTCTTTGATTATAATCGAATGTTATAGGAAAAACCTGCGTATGCTTGGTTTTAGCATACGCAAGTATAACACTACTATCGATTCCGCCGCTTACTGGAACTACTGCTTTACTCATCTTCGTCTATTGTATCATTAATAGCTGCTTCATGCAACTCTTTACCATAACGATATTTGTCTTTAATAGACTCTTCTAGACTAACAAGGATTTCTTGCCAAAGGTCTTCATCTTTACGCCAGTTCTTATAATAACCTAACTTTTTATCTCCCATAGCAAACGTAGCGCCACTTTGTTGAATAATATTATGAGCTACTGCGATATCACGAAGACCAGAATACTTATCAAGACCTGTCTTGAAGTTTAGATACGCTTCACATTGTAAGAACGCAGGTACAAACCTATTCTTCACTGTCAGCATTCTGAGAGTTACACCGCTATAGTTACGAGACTCAGTCAGAGCTACATCTTTTTCGTTACTACTATCTGTCTTTTCTTTCTTGGCAGCCATCTGTACTAGAATAGATGCCATATAAATAGGGCCTGAACCTCCTGCTTGCTGTTTAACTAAAGTAGGATGTAACGCTCCTGGGTCAGCATATGTATGATTACTCGCAATAATAGTAGTACCAGTTATCGCTGCTTTATAAGTAATCATACGCATCATAGATTTGAGCTGCTTAGCTCTCAGACCCATGTCCATTGCTCCCTTACCTGAGCCAGCATCATTAATTTCTTTTTCTGATGCAAGATTACCAAGGGAGTCAATAGAAATAATAAACTTACCGTGGAGTTCTGGTTCTTCTTCAACACCATCTAAAAATGTCATAATCTGATTACGACAAGATTCGACTGTATCGACGGGTACATACTTTACGTTCTTACTATCAAGTCCGACTCCTTCAGCGCTCGTCTTATCAACAGCAACCTCGGTATCAAAAATGATAGGGATCATACCTTTCTTCTGTGCATTAGCAAGAATTTTATTGAGAATGAAAGTCTTACCACAGCCAGATTCTCCTGCAAAAATGGTTATTCTACCCTTAGGTACACCACCATAAAGAGATCCTGAAAGAATAGTATTAAGTACTAAACACCCAGTGTCAATCCAATCTGTAACATTACTAAGAGTGTTATCTTCTAGTACTGTTGCATTAGTGTTTATCTTTTGCAATTTAGCAAAAGCTTTATCGGCAAGTTTATTTACATCCATAATTAATCAAATAGTTTTACCTCGGCAGCACCTGATTCACTTTTTGATTCTTTGATATTAATCTTAGTGAAATAATGCTCGAGAATGCGCTGAGTCAACTTAACATTGACAATAGTAATATTATTTTTATTGAAGTTAAAAATACTTTGCTTTTCTTCGTTTTCATCTGCTTCAATAAACTCTGAAAAGAAGAGAGGAATTACATCGACTTTCATTTGACCTGCTTCGTTAGGGGACACCATAATCATAGCAGGATTTTTAACTTTAATTGAATTATCGTTTTCTTCTACTACTTCCCCGAAATTAGTTCGGCCAATACCATCGTTGAAAATAACTAGTTTATAATCTTCGTACATAAAGCTATAATATAATATACTTTTAGATTATCAACGGTTGATACCGAAAAAGTCAAACAAATCTGTTTGATAAGCTTCCCCGGGCTTGTACGGTCTCCATTTAACAGATTCATAAAACCGTTCTATAACTTGAAAGATAATTTTCTCAAACATCTTTTCATAATCTACTAAGAATAATTTTTTGAATTCTTCAGGCATGTTATATTTGAAAGCAAGACTATTACACCCATACTTATTGGGTTGTTGTACATAAAAATATCTTACCTTATCTCCTGAACCTATAGTTTCATGAGTACCGTTGAGTTTGAATTCATCTAATAATTCGTTATAGAATATAGCTGACTTAACATGTATAGGTGTTCCCTTCCCGATAGTGAAACTATTAGCTTTCATTGCGTACTTATCGTAATCCTTAATACCCATTACAAATGCTATATCTTCAACAGGTAGACTAGAAAATAATTCATATACTTTGTCAAACAACTCATTTGTTCTTGCCTCGTCTCGGGTCATGATCATATTTTCAATAATACCCTTAACATGAGGTTTGATAGGTTCTGGCATTGTTGTACGAACAACTTCAACGCCTGTATACTTAAATGCATTACAAGGATCTCCTTCATCATCTAACTTATGTAACACATATCTCTTCTTCTGTAAAAATAAACCTTTATCGCATATAGACTCTCGTTTGAATACAAACCTCGGGTCTATAGTATTCAAGGTATTACGAGCCCAAGTTTCTATGTGCTTGTTAAGGTAGTCTTCTATATTTTGAACTAAAGTATATACTTCAGGTTTTACTACAATATTTTTAGTAGCAGGTGAATGAGCTTCCATAAACAAAGGAATCTTCATATGTTCTAACAACGGAGAAATAGTTACATAACTTGAGTCTGTATCATTATAGATAACAGGATCATTTGCTTTAAGATCTTCATCTGTTAGGTCTGTATGTTCTTTGATATAGTTACGTAAAATAACGTTACTCTGTTTGATTACGTCTTGACCAGTTAGTGTGATAGATCTTGCAATATCACCATCTCCCATTTGAGAGTGCTTGTTACCAAAGTACCCATATATACGATTGATAAGAATTTTTAGAGTTAATTGATATATTTTAGCTTGGTTAATTTTGGTAGGTAACTCTTCGATTCTTTTCTCTACTCTAATTCTTTCTTCCTTATCGTCTATACTATCAACCTTATTTTTGAGATCAGTAAGCTCTTTTTTAAGATTAATCATTAGAGCTTTCTTCTCTTTACGTATAGTATAAAAGTGTTCTGATATAGACGGGAAAATACCCTTTGGTTCTTGAAAGAATAATTTCTTTGCTCGTGTTATAGCTATTTTATTCTTTTGTGCCCATTTGACAAAATTAACTTTAGTAAACTTAAAGTCTTCATTATTTACTGACTTAACATGTACATGAGTATCGTCAGTGAAAGTTATCGCTCCAAATTTAGTTTCAGGACTAAGATTGAGAGTAATCATTACTGATGGATATAGAGAGTTAGCATCGAATGATATGATATTTTCTTGGAACCCTCTTTGTGGTTCACTTACATATGCACCTTCATACTTTTCAGTTCTAGTTACATCTTTGATAAACGTAGGTATAACCCTGGGGTCGTTTCCTTTACGCGCTTGAATGATTGCTCGGCCATTTACAGTACTAATAGTTCCCAGCGCAGCATTAAAGGGTGTTAAACCTACATATGAAAGCATTCGTACTAAGTCTAGAAACTGCAATTTCTCATCTAGCTTAGCGAGTAGGGTAACGTCTTGAATATTGTAATCTACAAATGTCTTCCAATCTTTTTTAGCTAGTGTTGCTAGATTTGTATTGTTAGTGTCTATCTTTCTACCTACCCCTTCATACTCTCCAATAGAATCAAGTTTATAACTATCTCGTTGACCCATTGAAAATGTTTTGTAGATATCTAAATAGTCGAGCATACTAATACCTTCTACTATATATTTTACCTGCTCTCTACCGAACGAGCCCATAAACTGACGCGCATAGACTGGACGCTTAAGTTCTTCGTTCATAGGTGAAATCATATCTCTCACATCTTCCCCAAATACATTATTCAAGCGATTAATAATATAAGGAATATCGAATGTCTCACTATTCCAACCTGACAAAATATCTGGAGGGTCTTTACGATAGAAGTTAAGAAAGTTCCAAAGAAGATCTTTTTCTGTCTTACAATTGACGTATATTATATTTTCAATATCAGGTTTGTATTCTCCTAGGCCCCATGAATAATACATCTTATCTAGAGTATCATATACGGTGATAATATTGATTGGAAACTTTGCGTCTTCAGGTTTAGGGAATTCATCAGGAGAATATACCTCGATATCAAAAAACCAATTCTTGAGAGGGAACTTATCAAAGTCATCTTCTTCGTTTTTATCCCAGTATAGATCGATTAGGAATTGCTGATAAGGAGTTATGTTCTCGAAGATACGATCTATGCCAAGATCTTTTATCTTATCTCTACGTTCTTTATCTGATCTACAGATAATTTTTCTTAGCTTAGTACCATATAGAGATATAGCAGACTGCAATCGATGGTTATTTGTTTCGTAATAGAAGTATGGATGATAACCCACATCAGTTGTAATACGTGCACCATCTTCAGACCAAGTAAACAACCGCATTTTACGTTCATGCGGCATATATGACAAACCTCTATACATATGATAGAGTATAGAGGTTTTTCTTTATTTTACAACTATATTGTTTAGTTTGTTTAGAAGTTTTCTCTCTGGGTGACCGTATGGATATTTGTATAGCTCGACATAATATTCTATTTTATCCTCAAGCCAACGAGACTCACTATATTTTCTCGCTTTTTTACTTGCCCCTATATATCTCTGTCTATCCCTAGTTAACCCTTTAACTTGATCTATAAGTTCGTCTCCAGTCTTAAATTTAAAATGAGCGTTGCTATATGTCACGATATCTTGACATATTGTAGGTATACCCATACAACACCCTTCAATGAACTTTAAGTCACTTTTCGCTTTATTAAAAGTATTATCTGCTAGAGGTGCATATATTAGCTGAGGTTTTAGCTCATGTATTTTGTAAGGATATCTCATAAGTCCTTCCCAGTTATGGAATTCAATTTTTCCTTTGATAATTAAATCTTTCAAAGGAGCAGGGAAACCCCCGAAGAAGACCCATTGAAAATCATTTACAGTTTTTCTTATTACATCATTGACGTGATAAAAATCATCTTGATGTTTTACTCTCGAATCAACATCAAAGTGAGCTCCTGAACCACAGTACAAGATTCTAGGCTTCTTTTTATTGGATTCATAATTTTTTGATATTTCTTGCTTATCGTAAAATCTATCCATCCAAAATCTAGGAACTAAATTAGGTATAACAGTGATTTGTTTGTGACCTGTTTTGTCAGTGAAATAATCTTTCATGAACTGATTAGTTACTGTCATTTCATCAGCCATTTGCATTATCTCCATAGATGTCTGGCGAATTTTCGGGTCATCAAATGCAGTTCTAAATTTATTATATTGAGGAATATCTTCTACAAAAATTATATCATCAATCTCATAAATGATATTCATTGGATTGCTCTGCTTTTCTTGAATACCTTTGAGAAATGACATATAGCCTTTTTGACTCTCAGTTGCTTGTCGCTGTATACGAACCGATGTGATACCTTCAAAATAAGAAGCTTCTCCTAACATTACAGTTCCACCAGTTATATTGAAAGCTTGTTTTGAACGAAGAATACCTTCAGGCCAAATCATTCGCCAATGACCACATCCTGAATAGTCTGCATAAAAATTTTGTACCCGAAGCATATCTGAAGGCTTCTTTTTTACCACTGGCTTAACCTTAGCAAGGGTAGATTCCAAAAGCGGAATCTCTATAGTACTGAACGGCCTTCTAGTAATTTTGTTAAAGGGTGAAAACATATTAATTATTATATCCTAATCTTCTCGTAATTCCATTAGTTTTTTCTAAATATATCACTTCCCCGGAACTTTCTTTTGCAGATTCCTTTCTATGTGAAATAATATATATTGCTTCTTTGTACTGATCTACTCTTTCTTTCAGTATACTTAGCACCAACTCAACACCTTTCTCATCAAGAGAAGAGTCAAGGAGTTCATCAAACATTACAAGATTGTAAGATACATCTCCTTGCATCCGTCTTATATCCATAAAAGTGAATAAGCAGGCTAGATCAATATTTTTTCTCTCCGCTCCTGAGAAATTAAAGTAAGAGCATTCCTGACCTTTATCATTTTTTATTTCTTCTTCGAAAAATTCATTGAATTTGCAAACACAGTTTGCGTCCATTTTTTTCAAGTAATATAAAAGTCTATTATTGAGTATATTCAAAATTTTCTTAACAATATAAGACTTTACTCCTTCTTCAGAAAGAACATATTTTACAAATTCTAGAATTTTATTACTATTAGATAGATTCTCTACATCAACTTCTAATCTATCTACTTCAGTGGAATATTTTTGTATTTGATCTTTTAATTCGTTTGTATTATCAGAAGTATTTTTTATGTTAGATATTTCACTTTCGAGTTCCTCAACTTCTTCGTTAATATCATTTATATTACTTCTAATACGTTTATTATTTTCGATAGCAGATAAACAATCTTTCAAGTATGATTTACACTTATCTGATTCTTCAACATACTCTCGTCTTCTTTTCTTTAGGTTATTAATTTGTAAATTAATATCATCAATATCTTCATTTCTGTTAAAGATATCTGTGTTTATTTTATTCTTTTCTTCTTCAATATGATTTCTATCTTCTGAAGAAATCTCATGCAAACATACCGGGCATTTATTTTTATCAGTACCGATATCACTGAGAGTTTTTTTAAACATTCTAATCTCAGTTTCATATTGCATTTTTTTGAGTTGATTACTCTCAATAGTTACTTCTATATCCTCTACCTTTTTATCAAAAGTAATTTTCTTTTCTTTAATTTTACTTACTATCTCTAAATTAGGTTCAGTAATTTGATCTTGAAGACTATCAATTTTTTTCTTCTTTTTATCTATATCAGTTCTATATCGAATAACTTTGTTGTCATTTTCTTGTTTTTTATCTTCAAGTTGTTTAGTTACTATGTCTTTGTAGTTTTTTTGATGTGTTAATTCCTTACTAGTAGAATCATAATCTCTCAACACGTCATTATGTTCAGTACGGGCTACTTGAAGCATTTGAGAGAATACTTCTAACTTGAGTATACCTTCAATAAATTTTCTTTTCTCTACTTTCTTTTGAGCCATGAAAGGCAATGTCGTATTAATTGACATTATCACACAGTTCTGAAAAAGTTCTTGTGATGCAGATAAAATTTCTTTAATCCTATTTGTAGTATTGATTATAGTACTCTCAGTTTTATCTTCATCATTTATATACAAAAAACACTTTGTAGGTTTTAGAGATCTAATAATTTTATACTCTGTAACGTTATTGTTTTCTGATATAGAAAATGAGAGCTCCACGTGTGTCCCTTTATTGGTAATATTGTTAATAATATTACTCTTAGGTATTTCTCTTATGGTCTCCCCAAAGATAGCAAAGTGTATACTATCAGCAATAGTACTTTTGCCTACTCCATTGCGTCTATCTACTTTATCTTTGTTGTTACCGGTAATTACGTTTATGCCCTGCTTGAAATTTATTTCAACATCTTCTTCACCTATCGATAGGAAGTTACGAGCTTTAACATAATTAAAATTTACATACTTCATACAAATTGTTTATAGATATCTATAGTTTTCTTAATGACGTCTCTCTTATATTCGTCATCTATGGTATTGTCTATATATTCTATAATACATTCCCTAGTATTCAAGTCTGCTAATTCATTAGTAAATGGGGTATTACCTGGATCAAACTTATGTAAATAATCTACCGTAAGGTCTACAGGGTTGTAAGAATTAACTTTAGATACAATATTATCTAGATCTTTTATCCTAATATCATTATCAACTTGTAGTTTAAGGATAATATTACTAAGACGGTCTTTATATGAGGGTAGAGAAGAAATTTCGCTAGTCTTAATCTTTACATGATTAGGTGAAAAATTATTTGGTATAAACTCAAATGTCAAATCCTTTAAATCAATAATATAAAAACCTTTTTGATCTCCAAGGTCGCTAAAGTCCATTTCAAAAGTATTGCCTGCATATACAATAGTACCGTTATTATATTTTCTTTCTTCTCGCTTGTGAAAGTGACCTGAAAATACTAACGAAGTTTTATCTAAAAGAGCTCTCGAATTGAAACCATGTTCGCATACTTTAAAGTTATTGTACTTAAAGTTTTGTATTTCAAAATGACCAAAAATAATATCAGCAGGATCGATTTGATCCATTTCAATACCCCATGGACACATCATTAACTCTCTACCGCATTTTTTAATTTTAGTCGGGGTATCAATTACATTAATATTATTCTTATAATTTAAGATAGATAATGAATTAACCTCAGAATGGTCTTTGTAATAAGAATCATGATTACCAGTGATCATGGTAATATTATAATCCTTAAATGTATGCAGTATTTGATTCGCTGCATGGAGACATTTGACATTTACTTCATCTCTATAGTGAAAAAAATCTCCCCCAAAAATAATATCATCGATATTATTTTTTTCTAGCTGATCTCTAAACCACTCAGACCACTGAAGAGCGATATTTAACCATCGCTCTCCATTCTGATGAACTCCTAGATGTAAGTCTGTAAAAAATGCAATTTTAGAATTCATCAACTATTGTAGTTATCTTCTTCGTCAGGATTTCTCACATAAACTTTACCATTACCTTCTTCGCACATAATTTCTTCATATACTGTTTCTTGGTATTCATTGATGGTTTGTTTATATCTTTTTTCCTTTTTTATTCTATTAATAAAAGCATGATATGCAATTGTTGTAAAATATGAGAAAGGATTCGAGTGAGACTCAATATTAAACTTTTTATGCTTTAAAGCTGTAAACATTTTAACAACAGCATCTCCTACCATTTCATCTTTATATGTATAGTTAATAAAGTTTGTTGCATAGCTTAATCCAATTGCAATTTTATGTACTGACTCAGCGAGAGTATCCTGTAGGTCATCAGTTTTATAATACAATTTTATTTGATTATAAAATTCCTTAGGATTGACATAGTACTCGGTTTTTTTACCTTTCGAAGTGGTTTGTTTGCTCATATTTTATATTTTCTGAATCATAAAGTTTTTTTCGCTGCTCTACATGTCGTTGACCATATATTAAATTATCAGCGATATCAAATATTATAAGCTGCTTTTTGTCTTTATGCAAGCGCAGGCCTCGGCCTATACTTTGAATAATACGTATTTTTGCTTTACCGCCATTTGCAAAAATAATATAGTGTAGATTTTTAATGTTGATACCTGTTGAGAATATCTTAGATATAGCGATAACAATAATATTAGTTTCAGTCTCCATTAGTAGCTGTATCTTACGTCTTTCCTCTACCTCTACATCACCGCATATAAAAAACACTTTTTTGTTTTCACAGTACCGTGTAATATAATCTAAAAGAATCTCTCCGTGTTCAATATAATCAATAAGTATCAAAGTGTTGTTGTCTAATCTCATAGAGATTTTACTTATTACAACATTTCTATATTCATTATTTTTTATGAATTCCCCCTCTTGTAAATAAAAGCTTACTGGTAGGTCTTTATTGTATATGTCTGTTTGTTTGGCTTTATAATTAAGTTCAAGTATATGAACTTTAGCTGGAGTAACATAATTCTCTTTTCTAAGTTCATAAGCTTTTCTCTCATAGAGTTGAGGTCCAATTTTACCGAAAATATTCCACTTATCTAAAGGCTCGTCGGGTAGGGTACCTGTAAATCCGAACTTATGATTAGTCTTTATTGTCTTTATAATATTATTAATTTTATTATCTTTTCTGAGCTTATGAGTTTCATCTACGATTAATATATCAATGTCTTGTATCCATTTAGTGTCACTCTTCTCGCTTTGTAATATACCCATATTAGCAACTACAATATTAGTATTTGTATCTAATTCATTACTACCAGACCAAATTGAATGAGTATAATTAACTTCATATTCATTGAAGTCGTTATGAGTTTGATTTACTAGACCTAAGTCGGGTACAATAATTAGACCCTTAAAAAATTTATTTACATTTTGATAATAGTATTCTAAAAGGCCTGCCATTGTTAATGTTTTACCACCAGCAGTAGCTAATACTATAGTACCACGACCTGCATTTATACATTTATCTACAATTTCTTGTTGATAATCTCTTAAGTCAAATTTTAGATTATACTTTACTTTTGCAGTAGGTAGTGATGGAAATAATATTTTTAATAAATCTTCGTTGAGGTTGAAATCTATACTTTTACTTTTACAGTACTTTACAATTTCTCCTACGAGTCCTATATCACATTTGCCTTTAGGTGTAATCGCATAAACTCTATCTTTTACAAATCTAGATCTTAGTCTACGCTGAAAGTTAGCTGCTTTATTTTCAACACTAAAATGCTCTCTGATTAAATTTAGTTCAGTACCAGAAATACGTGCTTGAAAATTATTATGTAATACAATATCTATCATTGCATTTCAAGCTTTTCAAGCTCTATTAAATTTTTAATATCCCATTGTATACTGTTAACTATATTTTGTATTTTTTCTAAATACTCCAGAATCAATTCCTCTTCTGCAATTTTATCATCTATTAGAGATATTTCTGTACTATTTTGTACAGATTTTTCTGCAATTGTAATATTAACTTTTACTGGAGAAGATTCTATATACTTAGCTGTTAGTTCTTTACGTAGTTCTTTTTTCTTAGCTTTGAGTTTAATTAATCTGCGTTTATGATTAATATATCGACCAGCCCATTTATGCTTTAAGGAAGGAAGTTTGGATTGATGATCTCCGAGATTTAACTTATTTAAATTAATCTCTGGTTTTAATTCATTAGTATAATTATCTAATATCTCATCAACGTCCATAAATTTATTATACATATATTGTATAAAATGCAACTATAGTATTTTTGAGATAGTTTTCTTTCGGTCTCTACAAACCATTTATTTAAAATATTTAAAATTGCAACTATAGTGATAAATACTTATATGGATTACGATAGCTTATATAAAGCTTATTTAGCCGAGTTTACAGTTGCTGATGCAGGATTAGCAGGTGATGCAGAATTTAGTTATAATAGCGACGATACGTATGCACCAGGAGATGCGAGATTACCTAAAGCTTTAGGTGCAACAATATCTCGTAAAGGTAAAATAAAAAAGAAGCGTAAAAAAAAACTAAACGAAGCTAAAACTATACATGATTATTTGATCATGCCACCTAACGGTGAAGATCAAGAAAATATAGTTAATCAAATTGCTCAACTTAAATCTAATCCAGATGAGGTTTATAGGGGTATGTCTTCTGCAGAGTATAAAAATCTACTCAAGCATAAAAAAGTAGTCTCAAGAGGATCTGGTAATACACGTAAAGGTATAACAGGTAGTTATGTATCTGATAGTGTACAATTAGCCGGTCGATTTGCTTTCACTGAGTACAAACAAAAAGGTAGAGCATTTTTATTATCAATTGATCGTAACAAATTACCGGACTTAAATCCTGCAGATGAAGGCAATTACTGGACTTCAAACCTACCATTAGACGCGGTTAATAAAGTATATAATTTGCAAGATCTGGCTAAATAATATATATTCTTATGCCAAGTAAAGCTAAGGCTAAAGGTAATGCCTGGGAAAGAGATGTAGCTAAACATTTAAGTGAAATTTTCAATGAAAACTTTATGCGTGTCCCTAATTCTGGTGCTTATACCGGTGGCGCTAATGTTTTTCGCGTTTGTACTCTTACTGAAGCCCAGCGGAGGATGATGGATGGAGATATTATTGTACCTGAATCTATATCTAACTGGAAACTTGAATGTAAAAACTACAAAGAGTTAGAATTTCATCAATTTTTTACAGATTGTAAACGGTTAGACGGTTGGATAGAACAAGCACAAAGCGGAAGTCTATGGTTTTTAATTGTTAAGATAACCCGTAAATGTAAATTCATACTTTTTTCAGAAGAACTGCATGGAAGTTTTAAGTTTTCAAATTATACTCGTTATAAAACCTATACTATAACAGATTATGATGGTTTTTTTGAAAATAATTTTGAAAAGATACGAGAGTTAAATGAAAGCCAAATACATAACTCATGTAATACCTAGTACAAAGTATAAATTAGTTAATCTCAATCAAGTTTTTGCAGATTCTCATATAGAACACGTTAAAAATATATTTGAAAACCAGCTTTCTAATAAGTCAGTAATCAAAAAGTATTTTTACCATACTTACATAACTAACATTTGTAAGTGTATTATAGACAACAATAAAAAATATATTCCAACTCTACTATTTAACTCTTCTGCAGAAGATATAGATATAGAAGAGTCAAAAATTTTTGATAGGTTTATCAAAATGTTTCCAGTACAAAATATCGTTACTACAGTAAATTTTAATTATTTCGTAGG